CTAGATCAACCCCACCTCACACATACACACCAGCTCGGTGCGCGTGTTGTTGGGCAGGATGGCTTTCAGGTTGTACTTCTTGCCGTGGTAGGCCAGGCGGTGCGCCGTGGTCAGGTCGTCGCGGTAGCCGATCGTCACGCGCATCGTGGTGGCCGATTGCTGAGCGTCAGCGGCCAGGAACTCGCGCCCGTTGATGCCCTCGATGCTCGCCCACTCGGTGCCGATGGTTGTCCACTGATTGAGAATTTCCCCGGTAACGGGATCTTGCGTCGAGGTATAGGCTTGCACCTCGACCGGATGGCGGCGGCGTCCGGTATTCATCACAGCACCGCCATCGATTTATACGGAGCCAGCAAAAGCTGGTAAGCCGTGTTCTCGTGAATCGGGCGGTCGGACTGGCGCTCCCGGTTGACGTACAGGTCGCCCGTCAGCAGCAGAATGGCGCACTCGATGGCCTCGGGCATGGGGTCTGGCAGATCGTCGCCCAGGTACTGCTCGACGTGCCGGGTTGCGGCGTCCAGATAGAGCTGGATCAGCGGGTCTTCCATTGCGTGCATCACGCGCAAATGTTGCTTGGCTTCGGCCACGGTAATCATACGAAGAACACCTCGGTATCAATTTCAAAGGGGGCGGCTGCGGCTTGGGCGGCGCCCATTGCCATTGCCAGGGCTTGCAGGCCGTCGATTCGGCCCGTGCGGCGTGATTTGTCGAGCTTGCGGCTGCCGGCCGGGTCTTTCACCGCTACGGCATTGGCGGCGCACATGGTCAGAACGGGGTGGTTGCCGTGGGCGATGCGCCCGTTCAGCAGCTCGGCTTCCAGGGCGTCGAGTGCTGGCGACATATCCTTGAAGCCTTGGCCGTGCGGCACTAGCGGCAGATCGAGGCCCAGGCGGTCTAGTTCTTTCTTGAAAATGTCGATACGCCAGCGGTCGAAGGCGATGGCCTGGATATCCACGTCCGAAAGAATCTCAGCCATATCGGCGGCAACGTGCTCATAGTCCACCGTCGCGCCGGGTGTCGTGCGCAGATAGCCTTCGGCGGCCCACTGGTCATACGGGGCGCGATCTTTCTTGGCGCGGTCGAAGATGCCTTGTTCCGGCGTCCAGAAGTACGGGCGAACCTGCCAGACGCCAGCGGTTTTGCCGATCAGCACAAGGGCGGTCAGGTCAGTGCGGGCGGACAGGTCCAGGCCGGCATAGACAGGCCCGTCGAAAGGTTCTGGCTCGGCATCGCAGGCCATCCACACGTCAGGCGATATGAACGGGCTGTCGAGGCTCACGCGCTGATTCAGCAGCAGGTTCCGGGCGGTGTTGCTCATGCTCGGCATCCGCGCCGCTTGCTGCATCTGCTCGCGCAGGTCGTCTTCGGAGCGGAACAGACCCAGCGCCGGGTTGGCCGCTTTCCACGCTTCAACGTCCAGCAGGTCGCAGCCCTTCGGCGCGGCGTACAGGTGGCAGACGATGCGCGGGTCTTTCGACTGCTTGGCGTCGTCGATCCACTGGCTCAGCAGATCGGCATCGTTCGCGGCTTGGGTACTGATAGCGATCAGCAGCGGGTCAGCGTGTGCGCCCTGGCTGGTCGTGATGGCATCCACGAAGTCCGATTGCGGTCCGCGGATCTGGCCTATCTCGTCGAGGATGGCGAGCACCGGGGAAAGGCCATGTGCCGTTCTGCCGTCAGCCGCCAAGGCGCGAAACTCAGTATTCAGCGGCAGACCTAGCAGGCGCTTGCCGCTCGGCACGATGCGGACGATCTTCGACAAAGCCGGCGACTGTTGAACCATCTTCGATGCCAGGTTGAATACCAGCGCAGCCTGGTCACGACTCATAGCTCCCGACACTAGCTGGCTGTTCTGCTTGGCTTCCGGCCCGACCAGATGGGCCAGGATCAGGCCAGCGATAAGCCCGGATTTTCCGCACTTCCTCGCTATCGAGAGAATGGCGCGCCGGGTGCCGTTCGGGTTGTCGTATACGTCGCGGATGAACTGCTTTTGAAACTCAGCCAGTACCAGCGGCTTGCCCACGTCCGCGCCTTCCGGCACCACGAGGTACTTCTCGCAAAAGCTGATGATCTTCTCGGCCCTGGTCATTGCACCGTCGCCAGGGTTGGGATCAGGTCGTCGTCAAGCTGAGCGCGGGCGTCTCGCTCCAGGGCGGCGCCTTTCGGGATGTTTTGCGCCTTACCCACGGTGGCGATGGTATCGACCTTCAGCTGTCGGCCAGTTGCCAGGGCGCGGCGGCTCATCTTGTCGAGCAGATCGCAGGCGGGGTTCGGCTTGCCGTCCACCAGCAGCCCGTCACGGTCGATGGCATCTTGCAGCGCCTCGATGTCGGCATACGCGCGGGCAAGGCTCCCGGCCAGGATCAAGTCAGCATCCGTCCAAGTATCACGCGGGCGAGCGGTCACGATGGCGTTCCAGAACGGTCTAGCCTGCTTCCCCACGCGCACAAACGCAGGCGGCGCTATAGGTCCAAGCGCAACGGCCTGAGCGGCTGCTACGGCGGCTTTGGCGCTGTCTGAGCGGGGGCGGCGGGCGGTCATCTTCATGGCACTTAGCAATAAAAAAGCAGGGAGGGGGCGGTCTTCTCGCCAGCGGTTGCTGGTGATTTATTCCACGGGTGCGCCGGGTCGAGTGGCAGGCCGTTCACGTCACAGCCCAGGAACACGCTTTTGTTCATGCTCGCGGCTGTCTTGAGCGAGTGGCATTCATGGCACAGGCTCTGCAAATTCTCCCGGCTGTTGTCATCGGTGAAGTCCTCGCGGCTGTCCTCGATGTGATCCACGTCAGTGGCAGGCACTACCAGGCCGCGTGCGGTACACATACGGCACAACGGCTCACTTGCCAGCACCTCGGCGCGGAGCTGCTTCCACGCGCTGCTGTTCAGGCTCAGCGTGCGCTTCTTCTTCATGCCGCTGCCCCTTTGGCTTGTGCATCTTGATCGGCAGCATCGGGTTGTGCATCCGGTCTTCCAGTGGCAGGCGTTGCATCTTCAGTTTGCGCATCGTCGATACCCTCGATGGCTGGCAGGTTTTCAATGCGGCGCACTTCAGAACGGAGCATCCATCCATCTTCAATGCCGCGCTGATAGAAGTTGGCGCGGGCCAGGCTGTCGCCACGCAGCAGACCTTCCACGTTGTGCTCGACGAAGAACGCCGGATTGGTAATGCACGCCCGGTTGATCGCCTGTTCCCACATGACCAGATGGCGGCGCAGCGTGTTGGTCACGAAGAAGCGGGCCAGCTCGACCACGTTTGAATAGTTCGCGGCCTCCATATCCCCGATCATCACGGGTGGTACGCGGAACAGACGCGCAGTCTCAACGATGGACAGGCGCCGGGCTTCGATCCACTCGGCATCCTCAAGCGTCATGCTCACGGTCTTAAACGTCGCGCCTTGCGGTAGCACAGCGGTCCGACCGTGGTTGCTCACACCGGATTGACCAGCAGCCCAGCTTTCGCGGATCTGGCCTGCCTGCTCTTTCGTGGTGCCGGGTGGCGTCTCGATAACGCCTGATAGCTTGGTGCCCTGCTCGAACATCTTCGCGCCGTGGGTACGCTCTGCCAGGGCAAGGCCGATGGTGTCGCGGGCTACCTGAATCGGTGAGCGTCCGAGAATCCCATCGTCCGAGTGGTATCGCAGGTGCAGGACTTCATCGGCCAGCAGGCGGCGCTGATTGCCTTTGCCGTCAACGTGGTCATAAACCAGATTGCCCAGGCTCGAACGAAGTACGGTCACGCTATCGGGGTGCATCGGCAGCAGGGCTTTCACCGAACCGTTCGGGTTCCAAACGATCTCGGCATAGGCGTTACCACGCAGCAGAACATGACGCTGCATCTGCTCGCGGAACTCCAGGGCGGTCTGGTAGTTGTTCGGCGCATCGTGCAGCAGGCGATAGAGCGGATGGGTTTTCGCCTTCTCGCGTCCGTTGTCGGTGTTGCGGTACACGTCGAGCGGCAGACTGCCCACCGTCTCAGAGATAGCGGCCACGCACGCATACACGGCGCTGATGCCCTCGGCGGTGGTTGTGTTCACGTCTACGCCAGCCACGCCACCAAAGCCCGTCAGGCGGTCGTAATAGGTGTCATACGCCGGGGTTGTCGGCTCGGGGCTGGATCGTTTGAACAGGCGTTGAATCAGGCTCATGCGATGGCCTCCAGATACAGACGGGCCAGGCGAACCGAGCGCGGCAATTTAGAACGAACTTGGACGCTGGTTGCGTCATAGGCCGGATTTGCGGTGATTGTTATCTCGAACAGATCAACATCGCGCAATTCACGAACAGGCTTCGCGCCTTCGGCCCAGGTGTCGCGGACAGGTAGAAACCCGAACGAACAGCCGGCCACGTCGCCACGTTTCACCAGTTCGGCCAGATCGCGGCCCAAGTTGGTGTCGGGAAGGTCCAGCTCGAATGCCAGCCCTTCGGAATCTTCTGTTAGTCGCAGAGTGCCAGCACCCAGGCGACCTAGGAGCGACTTGCCGTCATGCTCATAGATCGCTCGGATGTTTCCAGCAGAAGCGGCGGCAAGCGTCCGGGTGAAGGCACCGGGGCGGATGACTTCCACAAACTCGCCCAGGTCCGTCTCAGAGTTGAACCGAGCGGCGTAGCCGGTCAGCTTGCGTCCGTCAGGCTTCAGCCCATTGCTTGCGCGCCGTTCCATCACGCTACCTCGGTCGCTACGACGAAGCCTTGCGGGTGGCGCACGGCGGTATCGACGGTGGCCATAGCGCGAACCTGAATGCCGCCTCGCGAATAAGCTGGTTCTGCGAAAGGATTCACGAGCAAATCAACCTCCGACCAAACTCCCAACATGACCTGGCTGAAGTCACCGAGGATCAGTTTCCCAGCCGGCACGTTCTTGCTCGCTGCCAGGGCCAGGCCAGCCATCAGGCCGCCGTCATACAAGAAGCCCGAACCGGAGCCGGCGACCTTCTCAGCAGCAGCCAGGGCGGTGCGGATGGCGGCAGTGGTGAGCCAGCGACCGTTGCTGATATCCACGTCATCGAGCATTTCCAGCATCGCCAGAACGCCAGCCCAGGTAGTCGGAACATCACCAGCGGCTTGGATGCCAACCGTGTTCAGGATGCCCAGCGGCTGCCCAGCCAGACCGGAACCGTTGATGATCGCGGCGTCGATCTGCTTGGCGATCAAGAAGCTCAGATCCTCGCGCACCAGTTGCTCGATAGACGGGGCGCTCTGCTGAATGAGCTGGCGGCTCATCTCAGTTTTGCCGCCGACGTGCTTCGGGGTCAGGGTGACTTGATCGAAGCTCATCTCGGCTTCAGGCACGGCCTGGCCTTCAGTAACCCAGCCGGTTTCGAGGCCGCTGCCGAACTTCGGAATGGCAACATTGCCACGCAGGCCGGTCATCACGCGCACGCCCATCTGGCGAGCCAGCAGAGCCTCACGCAGCGGACCGATGTAGTCCTGAGCGCGGTGATCAGTTCCTACCAGTTCAGGCGCGGTCGCGGTGGTGTTGGCGCGCTTCTCCAGGCTGGCGAAGGGTACGAAGGCGCCCTCGGCTTTGCGGCCACTGCGGCGTTCAGCTTCGCGGGCATATTCAGCCTCGGCGCCGTCCAGGCTGCGGCCTTCCATCTGAGCGCGAATCACGCGGGTGACGCTCACGGAGTCGGCCAGGCGGTCGAAGTCGGCAGAGGGTGCGCCAGATACCGGAGTGCCAGCGGCGCGGCGTTCTACTTCGCCCAGGTATTCGGCACGCTCAACCTGAGCGGACAGGGCGCGCTCTTCGGTCTTGAGGGTGTCGAATTGCTTGGTTTCATCGGCAGACAGATCGCGGCCTTCAGCGGCTGCGGCATCTACCAGGGTTTTCATGGCGGCGACCTTGGCGGAGCGCTGCTCGCGTAGGGCGGAAATCTTCATTGTCGTACCTGTAAAGTTAGATGACATGCACGCATACTGTACGCATATACAGTATTCAGTGCAACTAATCGTTGACAGGTACGTTCGCCACGTTGTAGCGAGCATAAAAAACCCCGCGCGGTGGCGGGGCTGGTGCCTGGCTTGCTTTACAGGACTTCGCGCAATGCTTCCTCGTCGAAGTTCTCCCACTCGTTGAGGCTGTCGCAGCCGAACAGAGCTTGATTGACCTTCGTTCGGTCGGCCCTGAACGCTTCCATCTGTGCATGACTACCTGCGCCCTTCTCCCTATACCACTCGGTCAGCTGGCCTTGTGCGCGCAGTTCATTAAGCACGGTCCAGTAATGAATCGTGTGGTGGCGCTCCGCCTCCAAAAGATCGTGAATGGCTTTCTGCTGCTCATCGGTCAGGTGGGCCAATACGGCCTCGGTTACTGCTGCGGTCATAGTGTTACTCCTTGAGCTGCGGCTGCGGTCCCTCCCCTGGTCCCTAACAGCCGCTTTGGTGAGTTAGTACCAGCGGGGATCAGAGCGGATCAGGCGCGCCACTTCCGAGGGTTCGGCATCAAGCTGCTCGTCCAAGTCATGTCGGTCGATAAACCCGCCTTCAACTAGATGGTGAGTTGCCACTTCCAGCAGAGACGCAACGGACGCCAGCCAGCCAACTTGCTGCGGCGTTAGCGGGTCGTTCGCAGCCTGCTTTTTCTCAAAATCGCCGGATGGGCTACCGACAGAACTGACAAAACTATGTTGTGTCGGTTTTGTCGGTACGGCATCGGCCCCTTTTTGGATTTGCTGCATCCAGCGTCCCATCATGCAGCCCTCCGCCAAACGTACCGCCTCGATGGCCGACCGCCCTTCTCGCTAGCAACTTCATAACCGATGACGATGTGGTGCTCGGCTAAGATCGAGACAGCATCATTTACCGCATCCAGCGTCTCCAGACCGGCCCATCCTTTGCGCATCACGTCGCGCGGAGTGAACGGCTCGGGTAGCTTGTCCTTGCGCTCCTGGATCAGCTTTGCGGCCATAAGCGGGGCGTTGATCGCGGCGCCATACAAACGGCACGCATGGGACTTGAGATAGTCGGCCCAATCCAGCGCCCTAGCGGTCGCGTGAAGTCCTACAGCTTCGATTCCACCGTCGATTAGGCCGAACAGCAAAGCGAGTCCGGCGATGGTTTGCGGCATCTTCATAAAGTGCGACTGCAACGCCGGATGAATCTCGTCGCGCTTGATTTCGAGCATGTGCTCCGTATACCAAGCGTTGAACAGCTCCTGCGCTTCCGGCACAAAATGAAGCGCGTGACGAGGGTCGTCTGGCATTTGGTCCAGGCGATGAATCACACCCTCGACACGCTCCCTAGCGGCCTGGTTCGGCCAGCGATCTACGAAAGACCACTCTTTGTCGTCATCAGGCCAGACAGCCAATTGCAGGCGCTGCACAAGGCCGTCATCCAACGCACCAGTGACCGCTCCGCGTACCAGCGGCGCTATACGCGACGGCTGAATGCCACCAATGAGCGAGAGACAGCACGATTCGATGAATACCGTCCCGCGCCCAATCCGGTCATAGACGAAATTCCCGCTGCCGTCGAAACACTCCAGGTAGAAAGCGCGTCCGACCGCGCCGTCCTCTGTCTGCATGGTGGCAAGCCAGCCGCCCAGCTCGTCGCGTACTAGCAGCAAGCCGTTGGGGTTTTCGTTCAGCAGCTCGCCCAGCTTTTCGACCGTTGCGTCGTTGACGATGTAGCGGCGCGGCACAGGCGATGGCAAGTCATCCGCGTACCTTGTCAGCTCCGCCAGCGCGCCGGCCTTATCGCCATTGGTCATCAGCTTCTTGGCTTTGTCCTTGGCAGACTTGCGCTCAAGTTCCAGCATCTCGCCAGCCGCCTTGTGCTCGGTCATCGCCTCCTTATGCTTCTCCCGCTCTTTCGCCTCCAGCGCCGCAAGTGGGCGAAGTGCCTGCTTCATCGCTGGCGACTTCATCGCGGACGGTCTGCCAATAATGCAGCCCCATTGATTCGGCACGACTTCCCAGTCGTCGTGCTGCTTCGGGTGGATGCTGAACTTGCGGCCTACCACGGCGCTGATTCCAACCACCAGCGCCACCGCCACAAAATCAGGCGGGCACTGAGTGCGGTCGGCAACGTCTCTCACGAAGTACCTAAGCTCCTTCGGCAGCAGCTCGTCATCCCAAGCCATCGCGGCGGAAAGTCCGGTCGGCAGAGGCAGAGGAACCGTAATAGGACTTAGATAATCAGCCAGCGCGTGATCGGGCATTTCAGCGGCAAAGGCCGGCACGCTAGCAACCATCCCTCCCCATTGGTCACCATATAGATCCTGAGCGGCAGTCATTGGCGGGCCTCCAGTCGCGCTAGCCGGCGACGTGCGATATCCAAACGATCAAGGTCGGTTTGCGGCAGCTTCGCCCCTTGTGCGAGTAGAGAAAGACCGATGCTGACGATACGGCGCTCATGTTCAATGGCAGCCTTGCTCGGCCCTCGCCGCTGCTGATATTTCCCTGGAAACAAGTCACGCAGCTCTAGGCCAATAGCAGCCGCAACGTCACGAGCTGAACAGCCGCACCAGCAATGCAAAAGCACTTTCCCGTCATCTGCTTCGCGGATGCTTAAGCTAGGGTCACGGTCATCATGCGCAGGGCAGCAGGCCTTCCACTTGCTAGCGCCGTTTGCCTTCACTTTGTCCAGTCGGGACAACACCTGTTCAATCGGATGGCAAGCCGATCCCGTCCCCGCCAGATTGCAGGGTTGTGAATAGGTCATGGTTAGGCCTCCTGTTGGGTCAGGAAGGCGTCAATAACCTCGGGATTCCAACGCACCGAGCGCCCAAAGCGCACAGGGGTTGGGAAGCCTGGCGCCTTACTCCAACGCCAGAAGGTCGTGCGGGATACCTGATAGCGCTCGCAGAGCTTGGCTATAGGTTGGTAGACAGGGTTTTTGGTCTGCATGGATTTCTCCGGTTTGCAGGTGATCAAAAACCGAGGAATGGGAAGGCACCACCGGTCCCGCAAGCGGGATCATGCATTGACGTATCAATGCCAGCGGTAATACATTCCCTACGGGTATATTTTTCGTATACCTAGAAGCCCGATCAAAAGCTTCATCCTCGGGGTTGTTAACTAGCTAGCTGGTTTGCAACGGGACGCGGCAAACGTCCCTCCCCTTAGATCAGCCCGGTACGGCAAATACCGGGCTTTTCTTTGTCTGCAAATCCTACTGCTCGCCCGTGGCACCGTGGTGTGATCGGTTGTTCCACGCGGTCGCTGTATGCCTAGCCAGTAATCACGATGTTACTTGTGCCGCTACGCTGTTTCAAAGTGCATATTTTCATTGGTGTCTAAAACTTGCGCCCTGTTGGTGCCGTAAGAACGATACGAAAGTAGCCCCAGATGTACCCAGACACACCCAGACACACCCACGGTCCATTACTGGAAGGTGTCAGGAAGCTGCTAGGAAGTTGTATCAAATTGTTTCAGTTGCGCAGTTAGCGCCGCCTCGAACGCATCCATCGCTTCGATCTTCGCTGGCAGATACGCCTCGGGATTATTCCGGTAGTGCCGCCCCACGACGCCGGTTTGGCCGTGACTCTGCAACAGGTCCGACTGCTCGTCAGGAATCCCGTGCCGCTGCATCAGTTGCGTGCAAGTGCGGCGCAAGTCTCTCGGGGTGAATCGCTCGATTCGCTCCCCATTAATGACCGCGTGCTTCGAGCGGCACCAATCCGCAATTGCATGGGTAAAGCTGGTCACTACAAACGGCGCTTTGCCGGTAGACGTCCAGGGCCAGTCTTCTTCGCCATTTATCTCGAACACGTCTTCCAGAATCTCGACGGCGCGATCAGTTAGCGGCACCAAGTGAACGCGCTTCACGCTTCCCCGGCCTTTAACATCGATCAAGCGCATAACCTTCTTATCCACATCGAAACTCGACCACGGCTCCCTGGCGACTTGGGCGATGCGCTGGCCGCCAGTTGCGATAACAAACTTGAACAGCAGCGCCATGACCGGGCCGATGCCTTCGGTTATCTCGATGGTGTGCCAGAACTTACACAACTCAGCATCGCTTAGCGCCCGCTCGACAGACCTCGTTGCGTGTTCAACCCTCACCGCGTCCACTGGGTTGACCGCTAAACCGAAGCGCTTGCCGCTGGCTCTGCCGATGGTGTGCTCGGCGGTAAGTCCGTACTGAAAAGCGGCTCGCAGAAAGGCTCGCACCTTCTCTGCCTGGCTCGTCGCGCCACGCTTCCAGATCGGGGTCAGGATCTTCTCGACAGTGGCGGGCGTCACGGCATCGCACTTGAGCCTCTGAATTGAGGCAGGAATGTCCGCTTCGATCACACGACGCCATTCAGCCAACTGTCGCTCACCGACCTTTCCGGTACGCGCTAGCAGGTAATCAGCGAGCAAATCCGCAACGCTCCCTCGCGCTGCCTCGTCGGCCTGCTTCTGCTTTAGGGCTTCAAATTGGCGTATGCGTTCCTGGCGCTCGGCTTCTTTGAGCGCGTCGTCTGCTTCGATAGCTGCTCGCAGGTCCGGCTCGTGGCGCAGCCGCTCCGACATGGCACGCGCTTTATCTCGAATCTCGACCAGCGTCATGCCAGTCGCCCGATGGGTTGAGCGATAGTCACCGATCTTGAGTAGCTTCTGCTTGCCGTCCAGGTAGTAGCGAAAAAACGCAGCGGGCGCGCCATCGCCAGGCCGCTTGAACATGATCGCGCCACTACCTCGCCCGGGCAGACTCTCCGTCAGAGGCTTGCAGCCGGGCTTCATGCCTTTCAGCATCTGGTCGTTAACAAAGGAGGGAGCGCGCTTGTTCAT